TTCATGTCAATACTATCTAGCATGTTTAGATAGTTTTCGGTAAACAAATTTGTTGACTTCGCACAATGGTTGTAAACATCCAGTTCACCCTGTGATTTGAGGTAGTTAAGTACAAAGTCCTTAATCAGCTCGATACCGCTTTCGTTTACTTTATTCTCTTGGATATAAACAAAGGTAGGTTTCTTAGAGCTCTCAGGATAGTACTTAGCAAAGCCATGCTTATGCAGGAACCTTGCAAAGTCCATTGGCACTATCTTCATTTTGTTACCTTCACCTTCCCAGAACTTGTCATCAATGTTTTGAACATCTTTCTGTACACTTTGAATGATATTCTCATCCACTCCTAACTGCCTCTTGATATCCTCTTTATTGATTCCATCTCTTAGCTTTACCTTCACCCTGTCCACTGTGCTCTTATCCTCAAAGTATTTGGTACCAAATGCACCCCTTCTGTAGGCATTAGCTACAGTGTTATTGATTTCATAGGCCTCAAAGCCAGGTTGCTGATATTGAAGTAGGTACTCTTTCGCCATTCTATCATCCACACCATACTCACACATACATACTGCTACCTTAAATAGCCATAGGTTACGCTCACCCTCTTGAAAGTTACCATGATTAAACTTCATGATTAACTCAATGATCTTATCCTCATTCGTTAATGGAAGCACTGGGGCTTTCTCACTAACAGTGTATCCCTTATCCTCCAGGATATCGGTATACTCATCCGCAAATTCATTGAGATATGCCTCAGGGTCATAGCTTTCAAAGCAAACCCTTGAGATATTGCTATTGGCTGAATCAAAATACTCACTTTGAAAGTATTCAGCAAAGGCACCGAACCTGCGTTTGTGTTCATACTTGTCACTTTGTGGTATTCTAATGACTGCTTTGAGTCCATTACCACTCGGTGACGTGAACATCATGTACACATACGGACATTCCTTGAGCTTTTTTCTATCCTTATTCATGGTCTTGGTATCCGGATACTTATCGAAGTCCAGGATACACAAACCACTGTGCTCAATTAGTCCATCATCCTTGCGTTCATTGAAGGTGCCATTAAACATGATCGCCATGAGCTTATTTTTGTGCTCACTTTCACCATTTCGGATAAGGTTAATTTTGTTAATTACATCGGGATTACCATTCTTAATCCTGTTATAAACTTCTATAGCTGTAAGCTTGAATGGAGTCTCTTTAGAATTGTAAAGGGACCTGAAAACTGATATTGTTGGGTTATACATAGCGGACAAATATAATAAATGACAGTGAATAGACAATAAATGACGATAAAAAAAGTTTTGCGTCATGGATATAAACCAATGCAGGCTTATGTTTTAGCGATTTCATGACGATATGACGATAAAAAAACAAAAATTTTAGAGTGTGCATAGTGTAAAATTATAGAGTGGTATATATAGAGAATTGACACAGCGTCATGGATTAGATAAAAAAAGAGGAGCTAATGCTCCCCTCTCTCCGTATATAACCCTTAAAAAATTATGATAGCTCAAATGTAGTACATAATTCTTCTTTGGTCATTTGCTCTTGAAAACTTCTTAATAACTTAGGTGAGAAGTTACCGGTGATAGTTATCCTGGCTTCCTCATCATCCAGTGGCATGACATCCACATCAAAGATGTTTATATCTGACCTCTTAGCTCTGATTAGTTCAGGTACTGGATGGATAAACTTAAGGTAATTAGCATCCTTATTTTTATACCAGTACTCATGTTCAGATATCCCATGGACCACAGTACTATGATCTCTATTGAAGTACCTTCCTATCATGGTCGTAGTCATGTGCCTGTGCTTACTCATGTAGTTGTACAGGTAGTATCTCTTGCTAACTAGGTCCTGCTTCCTACTGGAGCTATCTAATTTGTACGTTTTAATGATATCAATGATATCCTGGTTAAGCACTTTGCTCAGTTCAAAAAGTTCCTCATTCATAATTTCTCAATATAATACTTGTAATAAATATCTCGTTTTACAGTGTATTCTAGCTTTTCAAATAGCTTAAAATATCTGTAGACTGTTCTCTCACTGGTACCTAAGTACCTGGATATTGCCATTACTGTTCTCGGTTTTTCCTGTAGGAGCTGCAAGAGTCTTAGCACTCTGTATATTTTGTGCTGATTCATACCTCTAAATAGTTTTTTAATGCCTTCCAAAAGTCAAGCGGTTCATATAATCTAATGCCATGCCCGGAGGAGTAATAATCATCTAAATCTAAATTCCATTTAATCCAGCTCAGGTCCTTTTCAATTTGACTCTTGCAGTAGTTTTGCCCCATCTTATCATTGACTTTCTCCCTGATCTCTTTGTGGGTATGTATCTTCATGTCATTCAACATCTCTACAATGATATAACATCTCTTTAATTGTGGTATCTTCATGGCTTCTGTATTACAAAGTGTCCGTAGATGTGGGTTCCTGCTTTTCTAAATTCGTTAAGCTTCCAATAACAAAGTGCTTCACTTGGGAATTCGTAACTTTCTGCAAGTCTTGATTCATAATAGTACAATAATCTAAACATGAGTTTCGTGCTTTAAGGTATTCAATATAATGGGGGATGTTAAAGGAGCCCCCCTTATCTCCTGCCATTGACTGTCTGATCCACCATTCAGCCATGCTGTATAAGTCTCTACCAATTAACATGTGTACCTCCACTCATCCTCATCGTAGTAGTTAGCTGGGTCAGTTAACTCATCAATGATATTATACTCCATTAGGTGCTGTTCAATTAGGTACTGGACTTCATACTTTTCCTCATCGGTTAGTTCATAGTCAAGTTCCACTTCTCCAGGATGCTCTAAGGCATTAAAGTCATTCAGCTCAATATACCAATCTCCATGTAGATCTCGGATGATATAACTACAGCTTCCATGCATGAATGCTCTCTCAAAGTAGGCTGTGTCGTTTGTTACTTCTGTTACTTGCATATTAAAAAAATTAAAAGGTTATACAATAGGATAGGGAACGCTGCCACAAATAGGGCAGAAAAAATATCGTTTAGTATTTTATTTTTCATCTTGTAGGTTTAAACGGGTTAGTAATTCATCCATGACATTCCATTCTAAGAATGCTCTTTGAGTAGCTGAGTCTAATGGTCCAAATGCATCCATTAGCTCCTCATATTGGAACTTAAGTTCCTGCTCATACGCTTTGATTTGCTCTATCATAACTAAATTTTTAAGTGTTAATACCTGACAAAGATATAAAAAGTTTCATATATGCAAATAATTATGCACAATTTATAATCATTCTAAATAAGAATGCAGCGTATAAGCTGAATAATCTCAGTAAATTTAAGGCTATAAGCTTAAGAAATATTTTTCTTACGGGTATATAGGTACTCTTGGTACTTAGTAAATACTAGATGATTTACTTTATTATGTTTTTTACAATCTCTACAATGCAACCAATGGTGCACAGTACCAGAAGCAGTGACTACTTTTTTATTGTACCTGTGATTAGTACCTCCACATTCGGCACATTCGTACTTATCACCTCCATGCTGCACTGCATAGTTGTGATTTGCAAGGGTATAACTGTTAAGCTTTTCAAATACTGACTCAAGTACCTCAACATCCATCTTACAATAGGCTACCATTTTATCCAGGGCTTCCTGGTCTTTGCGAAATACGATATCTTTCCATAGATCTAAGCCTCCAGTATCCATCTTAGCACCTACCTTAAGTAACTTAGCTATATAGTCAAGCTTGTTACTATTAAAATTGAAGTACTTTTTAGCCCATTTAAGAGTGTCTATGGTCTTTGGGGATGGCATAACACTAATACCATGGAATAAAGCTCTTGTGCGTATCCATTTGAGGTCAAACCTATCTCCATTGTGAGCCACTATCTCATCGGCTTGAGCTAAAACTTTGACGAATTGCTCTATCATTTTCTTATCACTCTGATTTTTGGACCATGTTAGGCTGTGTATCTCATCCTCACCTTCCCATTTATAGCAGATGCAGATGATAGCACGTTCATGAATGATATCACCTGGGTTAATTGTTAGGTTGTATCCTGTCCTCCAGAACACACCGACATTAAAAGATGTTTCAATGTCGTAAAATAGTCGTTTTCTCATAGCTTAAATAGCAGGGCTATCCTATCTAGCAACCCCTTTTGAATTAAAAACCGAAGCAAGATACCAATAAAGAATGATATAACAATAGGCCACCACGCCCATCTATACTTTACTACCTGCTTTGCCTTAGCTGTTTTCCACTGAGTATCCCCTTTTATCTTTAGAGTTTTTATCCGTTCCTTATAGAGTATCCTTTCCTGGAATCTTGTACGGGGAATATAGATGTTCTTAAATTGGATGATAGTATCCTTGGTTGTGATATACTTCTGCCATACGATAGTATCATTCATGATCACTGGAATGCTATCAATGGTAGTTATACGGATAGTATCACTTTCTTGCACTACCTTCAACCCATTTTTTAACGCTTTCTTATAGTGCCATTGAGCACGCTTTGGAGCTGAACAGGATGTCGCAAATATAGTAGAAACTAGCGACAAAATAATTATTGAAAGTCTCATGTGCTATAGGCTTTGTAACATCTTAATCATTCGGGGGCATGGGTAAATATCCGCCTTGTCTTTTCTAACACTGTTATGTGTATAAATCCCAGGAGTACCTTTGAATGCTTCCTTATCAATGCTAAATATCTCTGACCGGTAAGCCTTGGGAATGTCATAGGTCTCACACAGGTACTCTACCAACTGTCGAGTGCTTTCAATTTGCTCATCCGTATACTTATACCAATGGATGTTACCCTTGTATGGTGCATCTAATGTAGTTACCATGGATGGATCTACAATACTTTTAACATAGTTGTAGTACTTTCCATCTCTTAGCTTTAATGGGCCCCAGTTACACACCTCAATACCTACGGATAGCTTGTTTAAGTTTTGGTACTTGAGTCCATGTATTGAGAAATCTTGAGAATCTATACCTAAGTGATAAGCCCAATGCCTGGAGCTGAAGCACTGTACAATGGTTCCCTTCTCACCTACCACAAATGCAGTAGCTATTCTATCTCCGTTGCTATTCCACCAACGTGACACAGCTACTGGGTTCCCGTTGCCTGCTGTATGGTGTAAATAGATCTGTGTTTTTTCAGACTCCTCATGGAAGTACTGTGCATTAGATAGGCGTTCCTGTAATATCTTGGTTGTGTCTAATTTCATCTACTTCCTTTTTTATATCCTTAGCTCTAGCGAAAAGATTTTTCATAGCCTGCCATAGGTCAAGCCCTTTTACCGCTTTGTAGTTTTCGTTAATGCTCATGACTTCAATGCTAACCAGGATGAGTGCAAGTATCTTAGTGAGTAACAGCTGTACTGAAAAGAACTGAAGTATGATATTGTTAAGGATAAAATGATCTATCATATAGAACAGGATAACCGTTACCTCATAAAGTAGCATCTTGCTAATGATAGCACTGAGGCCCCTGCTAGTTATCTTTGTTTTGTTCTTTATTGATTTCCATACACCTGTGATAGTATCAAGTACGATAACAAAACCTACCAAAAATAGCAGCCCTGATATTGGCATTAAGAATGCACTTATAGTAGCTAACAATTTAATCCAGTTAGCCTGCATTGTTTTTAGTAAGATAGCTACCTGTGACTCCATTATAGAATAAGGATGTTGTTATTGTATCCGTTTTCTCGTAAGTTACCACACATACCTGTGCAAGTTGTTTGATACTGATTGATACAAGAGCAGTGGTTAAACATTGGTCTTAGATCAGTATCCATGTTGGTAGTAGATATGAATATTGGGAACAGATTTCTGTTAGCTAATAGCCATCTGATTAGACGTTGCTCAAAAAAACTAGCCTTTTGTGCATAGTGCTCCATGCCAAAAGCTACCTCATTACGTGATACGCTTGCAGAATAATCACCATTTTGAGTCTGAAGTCCTTTATTTTTTAGCTGATACGTCAATCCAAATACCGCATCCTCTGCACTTCTCCATGCGATAACTGGCTGAATGAACTCTACTAGGTCAATCTCATCCGGTGTAAGTGTCTGATTGTTGTATGCAGTTAGCATGTGATTGTAGAACACTGTGCCAAGTATAGGCTGTATCCTTAAAGCTGATTGTGTAGCTATGTATGGGGTCACATCTGTTACATCCACATTGGCTGTGATAGGTGTGTTAGTCTTAAGGTAGGTTTCAGTGATAAAATACAACATTATACTACAGGTATTTGTGCTGCTGCAGTTGCAGCTGCTTGTGTAACATCTCCACCATTTACTGGAGGAAGTGAAGCCAATGCTCTAATCTCATTGATGGTCATGGTCTCAAGTACTTTGGTAGCTACCAATGGACTCAATGTGTTCAATGCATCGTTAGTTTTAGAGCTTTCACCCTCAAGCTCCACTATAGTCTCATTAATTATTTGGAAGTTATTGATTGTGAAATCTGCAGGGATTTTAGCAATGGTTAATAGCTCTTGGAATATCGTAGTGATTTGCATACGTAGCTCCATTACTACGTTCTTTTCAAATATCACATAAGCCTGCTTGATGTCACTTCCATTACCCAGGCTACCGGATGTACGCACCCCTAACAAGATAGGGTCAATGGTATGAGCAAAACATATTTGTTCAGTATTCAATGCAGATGCCTCATGAAATAGCTTATCATTGTCATTAGTTGGTAAGCTTTCAATCTTAGGTAGTTGGTCCGCACTATTGGCAAAGAACGCAACAGCCTTACCGGCATTAGCTGCACCCTTAAGACGGTCAATAGTTTCCTTGATCATGTGTTTTTCCTCCTCAGACTGTGGTCTTTTTGGGAACATCATAGCAAATGATGGGAACACACTATTTTGAATGTTGCTTTTAGCGAAGTAAGATAGCTCACCACTTAAAAAAGCAAAGTTTAATGCACTTGTATAGGTAGGTAATGGGTAATAATCTTGACCTACTGACTTGACCTCATAGCAATATAGCTGTATTTCGTCACTACATGCAATGTGATAAGGCTTAATTTTCTCAGTATCTATACGAGTGCTCCAGTCATCAGACAAATAGTAGTATTTTCTGCATGGTGATATACGTACTTTCTCCGGTGATATGTTCTCTACCTTGATAAGCTTTCTTTTTTCACCAAAATATAGCTTAAAATATACCCGATTGTGTAGAATTAACTGTCTAGTCACAGCCTTAACGGTGTGCTTAAGGTTAACTTTCTTTTCAAAAGAGTACATGTCAAGTTTCTCCTGGGGAGTTAGCTTGTCAGTTATGATATTAAACCCTCCACCGATTACAGCATTTGTCTTAAAATCTACAATGGCACCATGTAAAGGTGAGCTGTAGTACATTTGGTTAAGCAGTTCTGGATATAGGTTACCTTCACCGAAACGAACCCAAGACTCTTGTACGTATCTACCATTGACATAGGGCAAAGTTAAATTGCCTCTACCAACAGGTAGAAATGGAGTGCTAAAAGATTGATAGCCCTCTACTACTTCGGGCCCTTTGGGTTTGCTGTTAATAAATCTATCGTACCATGCCATATTAATCGTATATTGAGTTACCTACTGGACCACTTACTACCATTCTACCTTCCTCAATTACTACTCCTGTAGTCTGTGAGATATCCAGTGGTAGGACAAATGGGGTAGAGCTTTCATATACTTCATACGTGTACTGCCCTTTTAAAAGTGATATATCCGTTGGCTCATCAAGAGTAAACAGATTGTATCTTTCAGGGTATGCACTTGTATCAGCAGATGTAAATAGCTGTGGTGTGCTAGTAGTATTCATTTCATTGGTGAACACAAACAAATAATGTGGTGTACTAACCGTAGTGACTTCTGATAGAGTCAGTACAAACTGATTAATAACACCTTGATCTAAGTATATCACACCTATATTAAATTAGACTTTACAAATGTTCACAAAAAAGGCCCACCATTACGGTAGGCCCTTTCGCTATGTAGAGAAATAAAGAACTTATATAACTCCGATTGCTTGAAGTGCAGCAGGTAGCATGTCTACCTCATAAGCTAGGTACTCATTCTCAGCTACCAAAGTAACAGAGTATTTTGAACCATCAGCTCGAGCTGTTCCTGAACCTTCACCTGTAGCAGATACCTGCAAGTAAGGGAAGTACCAATACTTACCATTAGCATCTAATACGATAGCTGCTAAGTATTGTTGTCCTGCTCCTAAGATTTTGATAGCACGAGACTTATCTTTATCTCTTCTATGGAACATTAAGTTAATTGTCTGAGTGACAAATGAGCTACCATTAACGAGGTCAATAGTACTGTCCTCAGTAAAGTTAGATGTGTTACGACGAACGTAGAAGTTTTCAAATAGTACTGGAGGAGTACCTGCAAGAGTGATACCTGTTATCTCCCATCCTGAACCAGCTGATGGGTCGGTTGGTGTGATAGATGCGATCTCATCTTGTTGGTTAATCCAGATACCATAGATACCACCACTGTTGTTGTCGCATGATTTTACGATTGCTTCTAATGCTTGACAAGCCATGATATTAAAGTATTAAAGAGCCCCCTTGGTAGAGGGCTCATGATTATTATTATGCGTAGAAAACTATCTCAGCAGGGTTAACAAAGTTGAAACCTACTTTCATGTTAGCACGTGTACGGATGTAAGGCTCAGCTACAGTGTCAGCTAAGTTAACAGCACGTAGATCAGAGCTATCACCTTCAGCATCGAATGCATAGATAAGGTTATCTTTCAAAGTGATAACAAAAACGTTGTTGCTCATACCTGGACATACTACGATTTTGATACCTAAGAAAGTCAAGTTCAAATCTTGAGTAATGTATGCTTGAGTGTTACCTGAAGCTACACCTAATCGGTACATGTTAACTAATTGAGTAGGCATGTAGATACGTAGGTCAGCTGTACGAGTTGCAATAGTTGCAGGAAGTAAAGCAAATGCAGCAGATAACTTAGTCTCTAATGCAGCGAAGTTAGAAATAACTCCAGTACCACCATTGATAACATTGATGTCTAATCCTAACAATTTTTCGTAACCATCACACAAAGCAAGTGTAGGGTTAGCAGAACCTGTGTCACCTTTCCAACGGATTGACTCGATGTCACCATTGATTTTGTTAGCCATTTCTGACCAATAGAAAGACATGAAAGAAGCAACAGAAAAATCTCCGTTAGATCCTTTTGACATTTGCAAAGAAAGGAAAGATTGCTCTAAGTCAAACTGACAAATTTGAGCCATTGCAGAAAGAGCACATACGTCAATTTCTTTCGCATCTAAATCATCATTAGGAGCTGAGAAAGAACAGCTAGATGGTTGTAAGATGTTACCGAAAGTAACGGTAGCTAATTTAGTTTTGTACTTTACACCTGGTAAAGAACGGTAGTTGTCAGCAGTATCCTCAGACAAATAAGCCTTAGAATAGAATGCCTCTGGGTTAGCAGCCAATAAAGCTGTAGGATCTACTTGTAGATCGAATTTTAATTTACGCATTTTATTTGTTGTTTATGAATTTGTTTACACTAGAAAATCTTTGCTGTGCACTCATAGCCACAGCCTCTTCAACTACTTCCTCTTCTACCTCAGTACTAATCAACTCCTCAACTTGGTTCTTAAGGTCAGCGATCATAGCTACTAATGCATTGATTTGCTCATCCATTGCAGGCTTAACAATAGCAAGGATAGCCTCTGCATCTAATACAGGATCTACCGCCATTGTTTCTTCTTCTGCAGGGATTTCTGTTACTTCCTCTTCGATAACAGTTTCTTCTAGGGCTACTTCCTCAGAAGCCTCTACTTTTTCAACATCTTTTACTTCAACTACTTTACCGTCTTTTACAACGTAGATTTTTTCGTTGATGATGTGTTCGCCATCCGGCAACATTAACTCATTCATTTGTGTATTTATTTGGGATTTGTTTTGCTCTTTTAGTTTCATGCCTAAGTACCCCTCTATACTGAAGCCTATTTGCTCTTGAGCTACAAGTTCAGCGTAGTACTCTTTATCAGTTACCTGGGCAGTAACCATAAGTGTACCCTCCGGTACTTCAATACCAAATGATGAGTAAGCCTTGTCCTCTTTTGGAGTGTCTACTATCCATGCCTCAAGTACATAGGCAGGTACAGTCTTTTCAGTATCATGTTCCAAGTTGAATAGGTCCTTATTCAACATATCCTTCATGAACTTAGCATGAATCTTCTCTATTTCTTCGGCAGTAAATTTAACATAGTACTCCTCATCTGTATCCTCATCAAAGCGATAGATCTCCATAGGTATCAAAGCAGGTGCAGTGATACGGTACTTTATCTCATCGTTAAATCTCATCGGCTTTGTCTGAGCACTGAATGCCATCCCCATGACTTTGATGGCCGGAGTGGATGTAAAAGCTATCTGTTCGATACCTAAGTCTTGACCATTCTCAGAGTACTCAGGATCAATAGTTATTTTGTAAACTGGTAGTTTATCTTTTGCCATTACCTATATTATAATTTTCCTATATTTGTTCAAATTTTAAAACATGATAACTATCTTAAACAGGGAAATCCCCAACCAAATTGATGAGCTGACTATTGAGCAATTCGAAACTATCACTGATATCAACAATGATACTAGCCTTGACCCCATTGACAAACACCTTAAAGTATTCGCTTACCTGGGGATACCTGAGTCTGAGTTTTGGGATACGGATGTTTCTGACTTTGTAGAGATTGTTAAGAACTTCAACACAATGGAACAAAAAGATTTTCCTGTAGTGGAGGAGCTTGAGCTTGAAGGCTATATCTACCGAGCACAAATGAAATTAACTGTGCGTGATACCAAGATTATTGAGAAGGTAGCACTACATAAAAATAAAGGATATATATCTGAGATGTTAGCTGTCATGTTCAAACGTGAGGACCTTACACCTACTGAACACTATGCTGATGCTCACATCAAACAAAAGGCTAAGCTGTTACGCAAGCTAGATGCTAACATTGCCATCCCTTATATCATGTTCATAGCTCAAAAGATAGGACAACAATTACGAAATGATACACCTACCGAAGCAGTGGAATGATGTAACTGTTGAACAGTTCATTGAGTTTAATAAGATAGATGCCTCACAGGGTTCGTATCACTATAATAGTGAGGCACTTTCTATCTTGTCAGACTTACCCATTGAGGATATTGAAGAGCTCGATGTTGATGAGATGCGTCAGTTAATCAAAGACAATAAGTGGTGTAAATCTGAACCATCCAAAAGATATAAACATGAGCTACTTGAGTTGAAGCTCAAGCCATTCAACAAGCTATGCCTATATGAGTACATTGACCTGGACTATTATTTTGGTCAGAACTATATAGAGAACCTAGCTAATGTATGTGCTATACTTTACCGGAACACTAAGCTGAATGAATGGGGCGATGAGGTCATGGAGCCTTATGACTTTGACTGCACCATTAGAGCTGATAAGTTCCTTGACCTACCTATCACAGATGTGTATGGATTGATACATGAGTTCTTAAAGTTTAGGGATGACTTTCTTAAAAAGTATGAGAACCTATTTATGGGTGAAGCAGATGATCCATTGACCAATGAAGAAAAGGCAGAACTTGATCCTGAAGAAATCAAAGAAATAGAGAAAGAACAACAGAGTGCCAAGTGGTCTTGGGAGCTAATGATCTATAGCCTATCAAAAGGTGACATAACTAAGAGTGATAAGATAGGTGCCCTACCACTCGTCTATGTGTTTAATGTTCTGGGTATGAAAAAAGAGTTAGACATCTAATGGGAACCCTGGAGTAAATCCTGCAGGAGGGTCAACTGCTTCAAATGTGTACACAATTTTTTGCTGATTTTCAAGGACCTCAACAGCTTGCACCAATGGATACTTTTTAGTTAACCATTCAGTGTACTGGCTGTATATTTCTGCAGTGATACCTGCAGCGTTTAACTCATCCGTAAATTGTGCAACGAAATCCCTAGGAGTAATTACTCCACCATTCCATAAAAATGCTCCATTGTTTAGAAAGATAAAGTAGTACATGGCTACGATTTGGATCTCAAGTTTTTGAAAGCCTGTGACCTTGGCATTGATACGGATACTTTCTACAAGTGTACCCTCGCCATCCACAACGTCATTACGAATAATCCTCTTTAAGATGTTAGCCATTTTCCTACGGGTAGGATATAGGACATTAAACTCACCTGTGTTTGCGTATCTAGCCATTGATTAAATCTTTAAAAATATCCATAGTATCATCCACTAAAATGATACCCTTATCAGTTTCTACATGGAGTTGAGTGTCATTCAATATCTCTACCGGTCCTGTTATGGTATATTCAATACCGTTATATGTGAATGTCTTATGCATATACCATTACATTTGTTCTTAAAAAGCTAACCGAGTCAGCAGTAGCACTGTTTTGTACTGCAAAAATTATATAGTTATCTACCGCAGGATTGAATGATACTAAGGTTACGGTACTAAATGTGATATCAGATGAGATAGCTGTATTGGGATTATAGCAATATAATTGATTACCTACCAAAAGAAAATCTCTCCAAAAAGATTGTATACCAAGAGTACCCATTGCTGCTGCAGTAGCTATTAATGTTGCACCTGTTAAGCTATTGGTAGTGTTAATGTACATCCTGATAGTGCTAGATGTAGTACTCGTTATTTTATGTACCTTGGTTCTGACCTGAATAATGTTAGTATTGCTTACTGTATTGGCAAATATACGTTGATTAGTACTAGCAGTATTGGTAGTAGTACCTGTAATATATGCCCCTGTCTGATTCCCTATCAATGTATATGGGCTAGAAGCTATGACTATATTACCACTACCTACTAATCCTGCACCATTAATAGTCTTCAATGGTACATCTCCACTACCTACTAATGAGTTGCTAGCTATTGTCTTGATATTGGTACCTGATACTAACGCTGCCTGCTTAGCATTAAATGTACTCCAGTCACTAGTGCTCAATGCACCCCTAGTTGTAGCCGATGCTGTTGGTATGTTGAACTCATGATTACTACCACTTGATACCACGTTGAAGTCAGTACCTGTAGTTCCTGTGCTGATAGTCTGTACATCTGCACTCAAGCCATTCAATGCAGTCATACCTGTACCGGCTATGATACCTGCCTGTTGAGTTACGGTAAATATAGCAGATGCTGTAGCAGGAGGAGGACTACCTGCAGGATAAAACTGAAGAGTCACCTGTGTACTTGTAGCACTCCAATACAGCTCGTAATAATCACCACCAACTGCATCAAGTAAATAGTTCCATGATGGTAGGCAGTGTCCAGGTGTACCACCATGAGATGATACAACAGCTACAAAGCCTGCACTACCTGCTACATCCGAACCATTTTTTCTAAGCCATACAGTAACATCATGCTCTTGGCTGCTTGTGTTCTGATATTGAAATGAGAACTGCAGGTTATATATACCTGTGTTAGCTATGGTTATTCTAGTATCACTGACTACACTAACCCCATTGCTGTAGTCCATGGTTCTGAACTTAACAGGTTGACCTACATTTGCAGCACCTAATGGTTGACTAATGTTATCCTGGTATTGTGCATAGTAACCTACTGCACCACCGCCTCCACCTGCAGCTGCTATTATCTGAGCACCTGTGATTGCTGTGTTAACAGGTAAGCCCCCCACTATAGAAGTACATTCTAGCAAGTCAGTAGGTTGAAGGTTTCCGGTGTGAGGTGTGAGGATAGGTCTCCAGTCTCCCCACCAATTTGGTGCACTCATACCTATATTATTCTAAGCCTCTGAAATGTTTAGTTACCTGACAATGGCACAGCACAGTCAGTCCAGTCATTGACGGTAAGAGTGATATTCATAACATACCCTGCAGCATAGTCAAGTAGATCATTGTTTAATGCCTGGAAGTTAGGCAGTCCTATGACATCAAAGCTGTAGTCATTGCTGTAAGTAAAGTACACATACAAGTCATTCAATATTTGCTGTGTATCGCTTAGTATTGTAATGATGTTAGCCCTATCCTTTTGAATAATATCAAAGCAGTATATGTCAAAGTTAAACTCTGATGTGTTCTCTGTAGGGTTAACGCTTACTGGTACAATGAAAACTATAGGGTACTTCTCATCCTGGGTAGCGAAGTTGTACAACTGTTCCTTGAAGTCACTACCTACTTTCTTTACCTGCAGGTGATTGTTGTAGAACTGCTCAATGTGGTTGGTGATTGCTTGTAGGGAGTTCATTATAATTCAGCGTTTTTATTAATCTTAGTTATCTTATTTTGTACGTTGGTTATTTGTGTCTCAGATACTACAGCTGTGACAGTCATGGAGCTGTTAGCTGTACCGCCTCCTGCACTTACTACGTTACCACTATTGGCTGCACCAAATAACTGAGCTGATGCCGGTACCTGCTGTGCTACATTGGTAGTACTTCCACCTGTTGCTTCAGCTGTACCACCTCCACCGCCTGAAGTTGGTGTACCTCCAGATGTTAATATCTGCTTAGCCTTGGCTATGTTGGTAACTATCTGAATGATACCGCTAGCAAACTGAGCAATACCTGCAGCACCTGCTGTCAATCCGTTGAATGGGTTAGCTTGAGATGCAGCAACTAATGAAGATATTGCCTTGGCTGTATCAATACCTATCTGTATCAATGCATTTGCCTTGTTGAATTTCTCTAGTTTCTTTTGGTCCTTGATCAATGCAGTACCTACCTCAGATACCCCATTGAATATCTCTTCTGCTAGAGCTATCTTAGCATCCCTTTCTTTCTTAGCATTCTCTATCCTTTCAAGAGCATACTTATTCTCAATTGCTTTCTTATCCTCCTCAAATTTAGCAGTTAGTTGTAGCTGTGCTGCTGCATTATCACCAAGCACTTTTCTATCTGCTTCAAGTTGCTCCTCCAATGCTCGGATATCTTTCTCTTGTTGAGTAGCATTCAGGTTGAATATCAAATCATCTGATGCCTTCTTAGCTGCAAGCAATTTGTCAGCCTCTTCTTTTGCTTTCTTTTGTGCCTCGTCAGCATATTTCTGATTGATTTCTGCGATATCTTTTTTCTGCTGCTCAGCAAGTAGCTTCTCAAGTTCAGCATTACCATTAGCAAGCTCATACTTTTTATCGTAGTCTTGAGTCAATGCCATGATGTCCTGCTCACGTTGTGTAAGGGTTAGCTTATTGAGTAGGTCAAACTGTGCATCTTCTCTTTTAATTCTTTCCTCATTTTCCTTGATAGCAATTTGACGTAGCTTTTCTGCCTCTTTCTCAGCATCCTTAATACGTTGGTCGCTTTGTTTTTTATGGCTTGCAGTCTTAGCCTTACCACCCTTGATGTTTATATCATTGGACTTCTCTAATTCAAGTGCAGTCTTGAGTGCTTTCTTTGCTTCCTCCTGGTATAAGTTAGACATCTTACCTTGTCTCTTCTCCTCCTCTTTGACTCTTACCTTTTGTCTATCAGCTAAGGTCTTACCGCTGTCATCTAGTTTATCATATACCGCAGTAACGGCTAGCCCTAATAAACCTGTCGATGTAGCTATGGCATAGGCTGTCTTTTTGTTAGCATCAATATATGTAGTTACCTTATCAGCTGCAGTAGTTTGGTCTTTGGTCTTAGCAGTAATAGCCTTAGCATCTGCTTCCGCTGCTTTCTTAGCAAATACCTCAGCTCGAGCTCTTGCCATGGTAGCTTGAACGTATGCATCAGTTTTAGCTACATATAATCTTTCCGCTTCAGCTAATGTAGTAGCTGCACCAAATGTATCACCTAGCTTTTCATTATAAGTGGCAAGTGCCTCATCCTTAGAAATGACACCTTCTTTAGCTAACTCGAATGCAGTACCTACCTCATTGGTAGCTACCATTACATCCATAGTACTTTTCTCTACTGCTTTGTTAGCTTCATCATTAGCCTCCTGCATAGCTATGTACTCCTCACTCTGAGCAGATGCGATTCCCATTGCTTCACCAAATTCCTTTAGGGTTTCTATCAATGCATCGAATACTATCCCTGCTGCCTCAGTAACTTGGTCAAGGTATCCTAACTTATCGGCTAGGTAAATCGTAGCGGCAATTACTCCTGCTATCACAGCGGCGATCAAATAGATAGGGTTGGCTAGTAAGGTTTGACCTAATGACATGAATGCTTTACCGATTGTGCCAATGGTACTAACAAGTCCGCTGAATGCTTTGTTAATGTCAGCAGGTTTGATATTCCCAAGTGAGGTAGCAAATATCTTAGCCTTATCTGCTGCCTCTTCAAAGTCAAGACTCATCAAGCTATCCTTCATACTACCGAAGCTATTTGATACTGCCTCAAATTTAGACCCTGTAGCAAAGGTATTGACTGCATCATTGGCATCTGCCAATTGATCCTTTAGTTCACCTGCCCTTTGGGCTAGCTTAGCCATTGTCTCAGAGTCAGTAGCATTAGCTATCTGACCTTTCAAATCTCTTAGCTCAGCCTTGATAGCACCTAAGCCACCGAGCTTTAATGGAATTTCTACTTCATTCATGTTATGGCTTGTAATATCTTATTTCAATTGTGGTGTAGTTAAGGTAGTTGTCCGTATATCCTACACCGATTTGAGTTGTTAATATATAAATGCTGTTGTTTGATGGGATGTATTGAGCGCTAATGACACCATCATAGTTCACGTTGTTAATCATCACCGTGAGTTCACTAGCTAGGATTGTACCTATCTCCCAATTCTGAATGAATCCTTCATACTCTCCTTGATTGTTTCGTACCCATAGGATATCTCCAAAACTACCTTCTTTGACATCAGCCACAGGGTCAGCTGTACCTGATTGTGTGAGCAATGCTGTGTACTTGTAGTAAGGTGGGTCTACAGGTATACCATTCATCCTACCTCTTACCACTAAGTTGTCAGTGAATATACCATCCTCATCTACTGAGTACCCTTCAGTAGCTACCATGACTCGTAGTCCACCTGTCACTACGTTACCTCTATTCACGATATCACCGATAACACCACCACCTGTAAGCACATTGCTATTCATACTCTTCGTCTTCACTATGGTGCTGTTAGCTACTTGCTGAATAGCTGAGATATTTGGAAGCCCTACACCAGGGGTGCCAAACGGATTAACGAATGGCATGAAGTTCACCTCATTGTCTACTGAGATAAGCTCCACCTGAGTAAGCTCATTGCCATTGGCATTATAGTCAATCACTCGATTGATATTCCACCACGAGTTATCAATCCGAATCTTGTCATTCAATTCAAGGAGTTGGATGTCTGACTCCTTTAGATTGAACATCGCAGTCAACATCTTACCATTGTTTATCTGACCCATTGTCCTGCGCCAATATCTATTATATAGATTGTTGTCAGTGAGAGTCAATGGTTGGTAGTAGTAGAATGCACAGGTAGCAAAGTTCAAATCCCAAGTTGGTGTCATTGGGTTATCGAAGTGACCTACATACGGATATGATGTCACACCTGTCATACCTGTCGTGCCATAGTCATAGATATGGAATGGTGAGCAAGTACTCAAGCCTATATCTGCTGTACTATCATATAAGATTCTGATGTTAGTCTTAGGAGCTTGACCAGCAATCATCGGAACGTATGCACCGAATGGAGTTTTGATGATTGGTGTAGGGCTGAACATTACAGCCTGCGTTGTGATGTCCTTCACATACTCATTGTCAAAGACCACTTCTGCTTGACCATAGATTTGATTGGTCGCATCCGTATACGTTTGATTAGGGCTATCCTTATCAGGTGTGTATGTGAGTATCACCTTCTTGCTAGTTAGTTCAGGCAGGAATGACAGCGATTGCTCTCTATCCTTGGCTAGCTTGTATGTCCAATCTACCTCTTTGCCTGCATCGTAGTAGTCATCTCTATGGATTAGGTTTAGCTGATTAGGCTGTGACTTGTCTACCTCAGCATACAAGTTGTACATATTGAAGATAGCCTTGATGAAGTCGCTCTGCTTAATCTTGCTAGGTATGTAGTCATTCACATCAATAGTGCCACCGATAGCCACAATGTTATTGCTTGGTGTAATAGTGATGTCAATGTTAGTGATGACTGCTTGCACCTTTATCTGACCCGATGCACATGGAGTTCCTGATGCTGACCCTGTTCTCCATAGTGGAGCAGATGCATTGGTGATAGGTGTACCTATCTTTGGTACTTTAATAGCTAACCTACCTTGAGATAGCTGTGGTAAGTTCTGAGCAGTCAATGCCATGGTTGTCACAGCAGTCTGACTCAAGATGGTAGTCGTACCATTAGGGATCGATGTCGGAGTCTGCACAGCATAGGTAACCAATGGGCTACCATTCAATGGTGCAGGGTTGGTGTATAGGTTGGTAGTATATGACACTACACCATTTCGAGTAAGTGCTAACTGAGGCTGAAAGAATACAGGTGATGAGATACCATTCATCCCTGAATACAATGTCACACCTGATGAGTTGACTAGTCTTATCTCGTATTGTATCTGAACGCTGTAGTCATACTGCTGCGCGTTATTTGAGCTGATGTTAAATGGTGTGCTATAGACACCTGTCACAGGATTGTATATGTTCTGAGGGTCTTCAGTCTCAGTCCATCCTGCTATGGTCTGAAGGTTCTGAAATTCAGCAGACCCTGCAAAGAATGTACCTGTGTATGTGTTAGGTCCTGCGTTCGCTTTTACAATGTAGTCAGCATAGTCGAAGTTGTCCGTATCCTCATTGTAAGGGATGACCAATCTATCAAACTTATCATCATATAAGTCAGCCCAATTGTATGTGAATCCTGAGTCTTGGAATATCCTATCGAAGTAAGTCTTGGCAAACACAGCAGGCTTGAATTCCTGAGTGCTGTAGAATACATCTCCACTACCCGGTAGAAAATATTTAAATCCATCAACCACAGTGTTATTGAATCTGCTAACCACATTGAACGCATCGTATGTGTGGTTGAGGTCACTGAAGTCTATATCTGTTAGCTCAAGGTTATTGATGGCTGTAAAGAAATCAGCTTTGCTTTCCTTGATGAGTACCTCATACTCCACATGTTCCTCATACTGTTCTGTGAGCTGTACCTTTTTAATGGCTGTTAGTTGCATGCTTGCATCCTCCATGACTGGTATGCCATCCTGGATAACTGAGCAGGTAGTCACTGCGTTGATGTCAAAGGTACCGGCTACAATGTTAACATCGTAGTAGTGGTTTAGTAGGTCATTGTTATTCTTACTTCCTACCAATACAATGGTCTTAGAGAAGTTACCTTTCCTTTGACTTATATCTCTGATATCTCCTACCTGAAATGTCAGAGGAAAAGCTGTGCCTTCCTTAACATCTAGGTAGCCTGTTGCTAGTTGTATCCTAACCATTGACCATGTCGTTATTAGCTAGCTTAATAGTAATGCTTTGCTTGATTAGATTTTTGTTCCGTTGCTTATAGTACTCATAGTTGGAGGTCACTACATTACAGCTGATGTACTCAGTGCTTGCAGGTATATCACAGTTCTCATCGTAGTTGCTTACCTTGAAGTAAGTGTAAGGTGAACTGATGAGCTCAGTGAAATAGGTAGCCATGTCCTCAGTCATCCAGTTAGTATTGAGGTCAATGGTATTCTCTACCGTTACATAGCTGTTGGTATATCCTCTCTCAGTTAAGTCATAGGTCCATTCACTGCTTGCTATCTTACCTTGCACATCTTGGTTGTATTGCTCACGCTGTACGCTTCCCGTTTCGTATGCTCTACCTGTGAATGCAAAACTTCCCCAGGAGCCATAACGGTCTAAGAATATAATACTATACTCTTGGCTTTGTGTTCTACGATCTATATTCACTCGGTAGTAGTCAGTAACCTGTGAGCCATTGTGCTCATAGTAGTAGGTATAGAATTCAGTGTTTGGCTTAATCAATGGGAGCACACCTGATACAGGGTTGAGTGTCCCAAGGTTGTTAGGTCCTACTGCGTTGCCTGTTATGTAGTCGTTAGCAAAGACAGTCTTTTCAAATATCTCACCGCCATCATTCTCAAATATAATCTTGTGAATACCTACCGGTACAGAACCGTATACTGCGTTCATCCAAAGGTCTTGAGACAAGGTACAGTAAAACTCTCTTAAAGGGCATGAGGTTAAGAACCTGGAGCCTAATGCTAGGTAGTAATTATTCTCACTGTATCCAGGCCATTGAGTCCAAGGCACTGCACCATTGAATACATAGTTATCTAGGTCATTGATGATATTGTAGGTAGTGGTCCTCCTGCCATCTGCATAGGTAATGTCAACATCCTTGTTAATGTTGGTGATACCTGACCATAGGAAGTTAATAACAATATAGGTAGGAGTTGCAACAAGCACAGTGTACAGTCCATCAAAGTTAGCATTGGCTGCTCCTAGTCCTGTCTGAGTTAAGACTATCTGATCACCTACCACAAAGCTGTTAGCTCCATTCAGCTGAACTCTACCGGCATATGGTGCAGTGGTGTACTGAGTCATGGCTGATGTGAATGTGGTAGTAGTGAGATACTCTTCACCTACCTTGACATCATAATTGTAGTAGCTATTGGGTGCAGCATAGGATGTATCATTGATAGTATCCAGGTCAAAGCTTACCTTAGACTGGAGTAACTTAGTTAGGTCAATCTCACCGTACCCCGTAGAGTAAACAGGTAGCACCCTGTACTCAGCTATCTGATTAGCTGTGCCTGACTCGTATACCTCAAAGATATACTTAAAGCCTCCTAGGTTTTTGTTGGTCGAGTCATAGATATACTTGACTGGGTTGTATGCCGGAGTGAGTCGCTGAGGTGCAGCCTTTAATGTCATTGCCATACCTATATTATTCTAAGCAGTTAATGTGTTTCTAAAAGGCCAAGTAACTATCATCCGTATAGTACTCCTGTCGGATGTGAGTAGTCGCATACCTGATTGCATCCATGGCATCATCAAACATCTTGACTGGTTCGTCAGTGATCATATCCCCTACTTTTTTCCACTTGTAGTTTTCGTACTCTTTCTTGAGTGCCTTGTCATCCTGGCAGAATACCCCAAAGGTCTTGATGTTGTCTATCCCTTTCTTGACTACCTTGTTGGCGTTCTGAACATCGTACCCTGCGTTGTTCAACTCGGCTATGATTTCGGGTCTTGCATAGTCAGCTACTATGGTAACAGTCTTTTCAATGTTGGCACCTTGCATCTTGTCTATCAGCATCGGTGTAGTCAGATAGCTTTCATAGATGACAGGCTCAATGTAGATGTCAGCATCACACCAATAGACTCGCATGAGTGCAGTGGGGTGATTGTAACCGAAGTCAAGACCATAGACGTAGTTGACAAACCTAGCAGGCCGATGAGGTATGAAGCTCCAGTTGCTGTAGATGTTACTCTTACTGATTGCCTTTTCACCCAGTGCATAGATTTGATATAGTGCCTCATCCGTTCTCTTGAGGTCTTCAATCTGAGCTCGGATGCTCTTAGGTAGGAATGGGTTATCCTTGTATGTTGACTTGATAAGCAGGCTTTCCTCCTGGGGTAACTCATACAGCCATGAGCTTGACTCACTGGGGTTGTAGTCAAAGATTAGCTTGTACTCCGTTCTCATGTTCAACTGAGTGAAGTCATCGAAGTACAGCTCATTGGCTTCGTTACACCATGCAATGTCACGCTTCCTACCTCGTATCTTCTGCTCATCATCCACTGAGAAGAACTCCACGATGGACCCATTAGGGAAGGTGTAGATGTGCTCACTCTTATTGTGTGCTTCCAGGCTATACAGGTTGAGGTCCTTGAGTATCTCAATGAAGTCACGCATGACCGTTGCCCTTAGAGCAGGGAAGGTCTTTCTAATGATACTAACTACCTTACCTTTATTTTGTAGGCAGTAGACTATAATCAGCTGACATAAGCTATAGGTCTTGGAGGACCTTGACCCTCCCTCATTAATGACAAACCTTATAGCCTTATCATTAAGGGCTTCATGGTTCTTTTGAAAAATTACTGTGCTCTTTATCTCCATGTACTATCTGATAGGCATTCATTAACATAGCGAGTTGCCTCCCATCACTCATCACTTCCCTTATATCTATCTTTACCTGCTTCCCTTTCTTTCTGTAGATATAGTCTTCTACAAGTCTACACATGAACTCAATCTGCTGAGGACTCATCTGTTGGTAGTATAATCTTCACCTGGATGTCATTGATGGTTTCGCCGTTGGTAGTAGTGTCAACCCGTTCGGTTAGGTTGTTTAGTCGTTGGGTGATCGATGCATTGTACTGCCCCACCATGCCCCCTTCAATTTGGTCCATGCGGATTGCTTCCTCTATGCGTGAGCAGATTGTAGTATAGTCGGAATATCTACCCCCAGTGTTAGCAAAATAATCATTGACAGTCTGCCCTCTATCTGCAGCAAAAGTCCTGAAACCCACTTGAGTAAGTGGTCTTTCTAATGGGACTGCTGTAGCTTCACCTGTCTTGTTAGATAGAGAATAGCTATATCTAGGATTTTCTTTACACCAACGTTTGTAGGACTCAAATAGATCCCACATTGCCTCAGGTGTTTCTATGTGTTTAGGTCTCATATTAATTCTCCTATTTTGCCTAGTTGTTTAATAACATCGGCATTGTTATCATAATGCTTAGATATACCAAGTTGTAGTATTTCCTCCACCTTTGCCTTATTGCTACCCATTGCATAGATGCGTGAATTAGGTATCCCAAGTTCTTTTGCCCTGGTTAACATTGGTTCAGTATCAGTGCGTGCTGAAATGATATAAACATCTGCACCTTTGCTTATCCATTGCTTAGCTAATCGCATCCCTTTATCAGTGGTTAGGGTTTCATCATAGTCAAAAGAAATCTTATCAGGAGCAAATGCTCTACGATACCTGCTCAATGCTTCAGCATCCCAAAGAGAATTGCATACAGCATACCGCTGTTCATTCTCCGGATACTTGGATAGAGTTTCCTCATCTCCCATGCATCGCTCCAGGTACTCATCTTTACTCTCCTGCGGGCGGGGTGTTGGCATCTGTTTTAATTTTTTTAACTACTACTTCCTCAAAGATATGCCCTAGTCCGTTGTTAGTCCAGAAATCAGCTTCGTTTGCTGTCTCTTCAGAAATGTTGAAAGATACTTCCCTTCCGTTTAGGTACACAGTAACATACTGCCCCATGTACTCGCTTTTAATTTTCTTGCTCATATTGTTCTAAAAATAGCCATGCATAATAAAGTACTACCCAAATACCAAAGGCTCTACTACCATAAAAGTAGTTATTTCTAATCAGAAAGAACGCACCGGTCAAGGCAGTGAATGTAGCTAGTATGCTAATTATTTGAGATAGTCTCATACCTATATTGTAGTTTTCTAAGATTTTGTTTAATTTCAGTTATCAGGTAATGAGCTGAAGTAACCGGTATCCCGAAGTACTTAGCCATCCCTCGAGCTGTGGTGTAACCCTTGTCGATATATGCCTCAAAAACTATCCTGTGCACATTGTCACTTATCCCTGCTCTATAGATCTCTATCAGCCCTTTGTGAGTGCTGTAGATTTTATCCTCCAGTATCTTGGCTTGTAGGTCCTGCTCGTCATCCTCCTGCTCACTGGGTTCATACTCCATTGATGTGACTCTATCATCTCTATGACTCAGTGACGTGTTCCATAGGATTTGATACTTGATTGTGTTGAGAAGGTAACTTTTTACCTGGTCTTCACTATTAGCATCCTCATTAATGGTCAGCACATGCAGGTATGAGTTATTTATAACAGTATCTGCCTCTATCTTACTCCCCATCTTAGTGAGAAAGTACAGCGTATAAGCTCTTACCTCATGGTAATTACTATTGATGTACTTGTCTAAGAGTCTTTTCATACCATACCATAAAGTCTTTGTACCATACCTTTCTCCTAACCGATGCACAAAAACACTCCCTAGGCTGTGGGCCATCGTACTTGACCCGTATTTTGTACAGCTGAACACATGAATACTTGGAATACTTTACAGCATCTGCCAAGGCATCTATCTTATCTATTACCTCTATGTCAGTTTGTTCAAACATAATTCGAGTATATAGGCACCCAGTGCTGCCTGACAGGCTAGGATAAAGTCCTGATGCCATGCCAATGTAAGCCAAAAGGCCACACACTTACTGCAACTCAATGCATCTAGTAAGGGTATGGCCCATGTGCCTGGTTTTAAGGACATATATATCCTAGTCAAAGTTGCTTGCAGTGGCTCAAAATTGCACCACCACCATGCTACAGGTATGAGTAGTAAGAGTTCCATTGATTCAAATATACTCTAAAAAAGCTATCATAGATCTCAGTGGTCACATTACGCCCCTGCATGAACCGGTATAGCTTAGCATAATTGACCCCCATGTCCTCAGATAGATGGGTCAGCTTATATCTCTTGGATAGCTTGAGTTTAATCTCTTTTCGCATCCATTCAGATAGTTGTTGGTCCTCAGAAAGGTAGATCGTCACTGCTCTCATCTGTAGTGTCAAAAGTTTTGCGTAATTTATCAACAGCACTGTTCTCAGTACGTGAGCTCAAGCTCATGGTCCATGCTTCAATCGAGTTGAAGTACTTGATTGTACCGTCTTGTGCCTCCCATCTGCGGCCTCTTAGGTTGTATTGCACCTCTACTACCTCACCTGTTTTGAGATTGTTAGCTAGGTCACATTTGTCCTGGGTTAATTGGAACGTAACGTACTGAGGATACTCATCTGTACTCTTCAGGGTTATTTCTCTTTTCTTGAATTTGTCATTCACTGACGTTGTTGGTGTGATGAACACTACCTCTCCTTTGAATTTACTCATGGTTTATGTATTTGATATAGTTTATTGTTGAAATCCAACCCCACACTATCGCAGGGGCTAGTAAAATTGAAAGTGCTATTATCATATTTCTATATTATACTCGTTTAAAATTGAATTATATCTATCTCTTACTTGTCCGATTAGTTCCCATTGGTTAACTGGGAGTTCACCGTACTTATGCAGTGACCTTAGCTCCATGCCTATCTCAATGAGTGCCTGTTTTAGATCTATAGCTTGACAAGCCAGCTTGAAATCCTCCTGATCTTCCGGCAGGTTAAATGTTAGTTTTGCTTTCATATGTTTCTTTATAGTATTGTTCTCCAGTTTCAGGGAATCCTTCTCCATGTGGGCAATCCCATCCCTCTTTATAAGCTATTGATATCTGCTCTTTCTCCATTGCTTTGGCTTGGTCAGCCATACTAATGGATATTCCACCAACTTTTTTATACTGCTCTACCAACCACTCTACTGCTGTTTGTTTCATTGTTCTTGTTGTTTAGTCAATCCATCCTTCCACCCTCTCATATATTCTGCATGGTTTTGCTCTCTCTCCATCTCTTTGGCTTGTTCAATTATTTCATTTCTATCAGTAATATCTGAAAATTTCCATTTTGCTGTATTAATTTGTTGAGCTAACCATTCTACTGCTGTCTGTTTCATATCTCTTTTTTAAGTTTCTCAATATATAAAGTAGCATCCATTAGCTCCTCCTGCAGATGGTTAAGCCATCCCTCCAGGTCAACATCTTTCCTATCCAGGTTAGTACCGTACTTAGCCTGCCCCCTCTTACTCCTCTCATAGTACTTAGCCATGACTGCCAATAGAATACTATCCTCCTGCTTAATGGGCTCTTGTTCGTGTGTTATATTCATTTGCTTTCTAATTGATTGATAACCTCCTTATAGAACTCAGTAGCCAAGATAAGCCTCTCAGCCATCTGTATCTCTATCTCTTTATCTCTAGCGAATGTAATGGATGTGATACGCTTCTCAGGTGCAATGTGATCCACATAGTGCAGTACTCCATTCTCATATTCTCCCATAATATCCGGTGCAGTAGATACCATGACATAGCACAGCTCAAATGAAGGCATGTCATACAACCACATATATGCACGACCCTGCCACTCGTACTCAGATAGATCCTTGAGCTCGTATGTAGTTGCAGGGAACGTATCTAAGGACCATGAGGTCTTAATATCTATGATGGATGTATCAGTAATAATATCACAGCACCCAGTTAGCCATTCATTCTCTACCCTTTCCTCATTTTTTTTGTAGTCCTCTAGCCTAACCAGGTTAAGCAGGTCAATACTGTCCTGTTCCTGGGCTAGTCCTTTGGTTAGATACTTGTTATTGAGCTCACTCCGGTACTCAAAGAAATCCTCTTTGGCTTTTTGGATGATGTAACTCTTAGCTGTTTGACTCAATGCCTCCCCCTTAGTCCTGGAGGAGGTCATTAACTTACCTAATTGAGATGCTCTGAACTTCATAGCTGTGCCTCCTGCTCTTTGGTTAGGTTGTACATCTCCTTGATTTGCTCAGGAGTGAATTTACCTGCTTTCACAGCACCAAGTGCCTTATCCCATCTTTCACCGTCTAGCGTAGGCTTTGCCTTAGGTGCCTTGCTTGCAGTTTCCCCATCATCATCTACTGCCTGCAGGGATAGTAAGCTAACCAATGTACCTCTACGGAAGTAAGTAATACAGCTAAGTAGCTTTTGAGGATCTAAAATAGCAGGTAATTCAAGTGAACTCTCTACATTCTCACCTGTTTCAATGTCAATTATTCTACTGATTACCTTGTTATCAATAACCGGCTGCATTAAGATTAGTCCGCAGTCCATTAGGATAGGCTCAACGGTCTCAATGATAGAGTTAATATCAGCGTAACTGCGTTTGAAATGAGGGTTAGTGGCATTCTTAATGACCTTACCCATTGACTGCTTAGCACAGTGCAATTTTTGATAGATATTTAGTGCTGTTTTTGGCTCTTCAGCTTGAGCTGTTTTCCTTGTTGTCATAATTTTAAGGTACTAAATGTGCGTTAACTGAGCCGCACCCCTCATTTTTATTAATTATTTTCTTCTAAAAATTTCTCGTACTGACAAAGAATTAATATAAAATTCTCAAGTTGTTGTTCATTAAACTCTTTATTTAATGTAGAAATAAATTCAGTAGCATTTTTTTTTCTTATTACCTCCAACATTGCTTCAAGTTCTTTTGTTGTATTCATAGCTTTTTTTTAAGTGGTTAACTCTGTAAAGGTAGTAAACTTTTTTATATATGAAAGTTTTTTTTAATTATTTTGTATAAAATTTTCATACCAATCCACAAAACTATCGAAATCCTTAGCTATAATGTAGATACCTCCTGCCTTCTCTATGTTCTCCTGGTATCTCTTTTGTGCTTCACTTTGCCTATCCTTACCTATCTTGACCTCTATTTTAACTGACCTTCCTTTTATGGTAGCAGATATATCAGCACTCCCAGCTGTAGAGGTTCCCTTTGTCCAGGTTACCCCGATCACCTTACCGGCAGTAGTCTTTTTTTCTCTTGCTGTTCCCATTGTGTTAATGCGTTCAGCCTGGTATCCTTGATAGTTTATAAAATCGCAGATAGCTCTTGTCAATCCGTTTGCTGTTGAGTCTTTGTACATTGTTTTAGGTATATAGTCTTGTGGAAAATTTGGGTGTGTAATGGCATAGCGTTGAAGCTTCAGCTCATGAAGCAGTGCCTTATACTCTTTTTTCATCATTAGTATTAGTTTCAGGGTTTGGAAGCTTGAGCTCAAAGTATCTACCATGTTGGTCTCTATCTTTGCTCATGATATAGCCTTTGTAAGTAGCCCAAGATGCCACCCATCTCAAGTACTTTTTGCTATCAAGGTCTTTGAATGCGTTTGTATCATTCTGGAAGGCCTCAAGACTGCTTTTATTGTAGTGTCTAATGTTAGCCGATATATTACCGTCAATAGCAAAGTCATAGAACTCCTTACATGTAGCCTGAATAAATCTCTTAGCATCCGCATTGATACTTTTAGACTTCATTAACCCTATCTGTAGGTACATCTGCAAGTTGTTTAGCATGTAGTTATCGAATGCACTCCACTCATCAGCTGTCCACTCATCAAATAATAGCCGGCCATACTCTTGCACTGGGTTACGTTGTGAATTGAAGTACTGAAAGAACTCTATTTCGTGTCTTCTACGGTCATGTGAAGTACCTGCTCCTGCTATCACGTAGTTAGTGGTTATCACTATCTTGGGTGAACGTTCAAATGGGATGTATATCTCATCCTTATTCTTTCGGTTAACCGGTATTCCCTCAGTAATTAGTGAGAATAACTGCTCAAAATCAAAGTTTTTCTTAACGTCATCAAAGGCTAGCACCTGAGTATCTAGGTTAACCCGTTGATATACGAAATCACTCTTACCTGGATTGAAGGCCTTACCGTCTATCTTGATTACTTTGCGGATATTACTCAATGCAGTCAATACTAAGCTCTTACCACTTCCACCGTTGGGGTTATCATCTATCTCCTGATCATTAAAAATAATTGCCTTCTGATCTGTTTTGTCCTTGAAAGTATGAAGCAGGTATCCCAGTGTGGTCTCCATGGCTTGTATTCTCACATCATCCTGTGCTGATACCTTATGTATAAAATCTTTGAAGTTGTTATCGTGAATCGCGATTGAGGTATAATTTCTATTAATAATCTGACCGGACCAAATGTAGCCATCAATATCAATGTAGCTTAATAGATCAATGCTTTTCTTAGTTATTCTAACCACTCCATTGAGGAAAGGGATATAAGATACATTTCTATCATCCTGCAATATCTTCATGTCAATACTATCTAGCATGTTTAGATAGTTTTCGGTAAACAAATTTGTTGACTTCGCACAATGGTTGTAAACATCCAGTTCACCCTGTGATTTGAGGTAGTTAAGTACAAAGTCCTTA